AGCTGATTTGACTGCACAGCCCAAAACAGAAAACGCTCGTAAATCGGTCGCAGAAAGTTGCTCACAAACTGATCACGCATGCGGGCATAACCTGGCGCGCTCTCGACCATTTCCTGGCGCTGTGCCGAATAAGTGCCGTTATAGTTTTTGGTCAGGCTTGAGGCATTCACCCCAATACCGCCAGCAATGCGGCGGTGCTGGTCTGCCAAAAATTCGATCAGGTTGGTGTTAGGACGATCAAGGCCAATGCCTTTGATGTCTTCACCTGGCAACAGGTTGTCGAAGATCACACCCGGACCCATTTCAAAATAGCGGTTCGCGTAGCGGTCTGAAATATCGCCAGATTCGTTTAAGAAACTGTTGGTGTCACCGCCCAAAAGATCAGGGTTGCGGATAATCGCCGCCGTAAAAGCCGCGCCCACGCGCGCCGCGATGCGCTCTGATTCTTCCATGTCTCGCACGTCATCCAGGCGGTTTATAACGCCATGCAAAATTGACACGCCGCGCGTCTGATTCAGGCGCCTGCTGAATTTCAAATGCTCGACACGCTCAGCAGGAACCCTGCGGGTTTGCAGTTGGCTAGCGTAATGCGAATAAATCGGGTCCGCTATTTCTTCAAGAAAATGATAGGCAGTTGGGATTGCGTCGGCGTCTTTTTCAACACCGTGCACAATGCGTGGGTTGTTGCTGTTTTTTTCAAACGGCAGCCAGTCAGGCTCCAAGGCGCGAACGCAATATTTCACGGCGCGGCGGTTGTTCGGCTTAACCGGCCCCTCGACATGCTCCGCAAACACCTCGCCATCGCGCAGCCAGGTGCGGCATGCCAGCCGCTGTAATTCTTCCAGAGACATTTCCCCGGTCACGTCTGGTCGGCGCTTCCAGTCGTTCCAAAGATCCCGGATTCGCTCGTTGACCCGATCAATCGGGCTTCCCTTGCGATCTGACACTTGCGGCTCGATCTGTATGCCTGTGCCGACGATGTTGTTCACCAGAATATCCAGCGCGCCGATGGTCAGGTCGTTATTTTCGTCCAGCCATCTGGCATAGTCGCGCAAACGGCTCCCGGCACGATTAACAGAATGATCTGCCGGCCCGGAAGTGTTTGGCACCTTGTGGAAGTCTGACGATTGCGCCGCTTCGTATAAACGGGCAACCTTATGCGCGGACGGTTTCACGCGGCACCTCTTTGGTGGCTTTCTTGGTTCGTGCTTTTAACGCACTGAGCACGGCTTTGTATTCATCAACGTCGAGGATCACATAAGGCCGCGTGAAAGCGCCATGCTCACCAAGTATTATTTTTTCTTCAAGCGCCTTGATCAGCGATCTTTCTACCGCCATCGTGGTCTGCTCGTGTTGGGATTTACGCCGGCGTTCCTGCGCTGATAGGCAAGGATGTCGCGGTTCAATTTGCTGAGTGCCGCCGTCGCCTGCGCGGTGGTTTCATAGGTGATGGTTCGGTCGCCAAGCTGGATGCTTACGACCCCTGCGCCAGAAAGCAAAGACGCTTCCAACTCGTCGCGAAGTGATAAGGCGGCGGCAATGTCCATGCCGCAAGATTGGCAGGCTTTATTGTGACAAACTAGGCAAAAATGTCAGGTTTTGCAGATGCGTCGAATAGTTCGTTCAGACAAGCAAAATGCTCTAGCTATGGTGCGGTAATTTCTGCCATTGAATTCACGCTTTATAGTGTCGTCGCGTCGATCTTTGGAAAACCAAGGCGGGCGCTTTGGCAAATACAGCCGCTGCCCTCCGATTTCTTTGCTGACTGCTGCGATCGTTTCCATTGCAACGGCGGCTGCACGATCAGAATCAACGCCATTGGCTGATAACTGCCGATGCAATGTATCAATCATTGTTTTGTAAACGTCATTCATCGGCGCGAACCTCGGATAAAGTTAGACGTTTTTGGAATAAACGATTTTGGCTTTTCCTGCTTTTCTGGCTGTGACATCACCTGTTTTTTTGGTTTCGTTTTCTTTGCTTGCTTGCGCTGCGCCAATCGATACGCCGCTAGAGCGTACACCATGCAGTCTAGCGCTTCGTTGCGTGATCGCACCTGTACCCATTCCAACACCTGGCGGCCGCCGCGTTTTTTCTTGACCATGATTTCAGCGGCAAGCTGTGCAAAATATTCGTCATCAAAAGCCTGATCAACAGGGAAATGAATATAACCCGGTCCAGGCTTTTCTAAACGCAATCTAGAATGAATCAACGCCTTCCCCTGGTCTACGCCTATAATCTCAGGATCAGTGCCACCACGGTTCCTTGATCGCATACGCTGCCGCCTTTTCCTTATGTCCTGTATTAATGGTCTATCCATGCCTGACACACCTTTTATTTGCAATATCCAACCGTGTCGCGCGGCAAATTCATAGACCATTGTTGCCTGGTAGCCAGAATCTACAGCAGCAAAATCAACACCAGCCGCGCGCAATTCCTCGGCAGCCAATTCATACACTTCCGGCCTTGCCGTATCGCCTGGAATAATTAAATGGTCGATAGGCCACGCCTCTTCACCTTCGGCCCAAAGCACGACCGTCGCCTCAATACGGTTTTTCTGAATATCCACGCCAGCTGTAATTACGCCAGCAGGCAATGTTTCAGGGTATTGCTCCGCCCTGCTACTTAGCGCGAGGTCACTTACCCCGTCGCCTTCTTCTTCCCACGTCTCGCCAAGTGCAGTATTTACCCATGTCTTAAATTGCTCTGTGCTTGATTCTCTCGCTTCTACATAAGCAATGGCCATGCGTGCCGGCGTAGACCACGGCGAGTATAGCTCCGACAAATGAAACCCCGCCACGCCGTTAAATTCACTTTCGCCGCGCCATTCTCCATCACTGATCGCAGCTAGACGTTCTCGTTCTGACCACTCTGCCCCACAATGCTTGCAATGCAGATGCGCCTTTTGTGGCTGGCCTTCAGGCCATTTGACTGCATCCCAATTTAAAACTTGTTTTTCGCCGCAATGTGCGCAAGGGACATAAAACCGCCTTTTGTCGCTTGCCTCATAACTTTGCTCTATACGCGAAACACCTGCTACTGTTGGCGTGCTGGTCTGCAAAATCTTGCGATTCCAGAACGTTGTAGCGCGTTTCTTCGCCAGGTTTACAGGATCTCCCTCGCTGCCGGCGCTCTCAGGGTACCGGTCAACTTCGTCCAGCAGGATTATGCGGCACGGCCTGGAAGCTAGCGAGGCTGGCGAATTTGAGCCTGCCAAAGTGATATGCCCACCAGGGAAACGCTTGTGTAACACCGTGTTGCCACTGGTGCGGCTTTTAAAATCGGCAATCTTGCCGCTTAAGCATGGGGTATCCCTGACCATTGGCGCGAGACGGTCTTTGGAAAACGCCTCGGCCATTTGTACGGTAGGCTGCACGCAAAGCATCGGAGCTGGATCGTGCGCAATGTAGTAGCCAATCACCGCCTTAAGTATTGTTGTTTTTCCGACCTGCGCTGACGACATTATCACCACTTCTTGCACTTCTGGATTATTTAATGCGTCCAAAATTCCGCGCTGAAATCCGGCACGATCGAACGACAACAAACCAGGCTCACTAGAATCCTCAGCAGACAAACGCATTTCTGTTTCTGCCCACTCGGATATGCGCAATTCAGGTGGCGGAAGAAAAACCGCATGCGCCTCAATCACAGTGTTAGTGATAATCGACATTTTCCGATAGCTCGCTCAGTGCTTGCCGAATCATTTTCATTGCCGCTGCGCTTACTTCTTCACGCGTCGCATTAACGCAAGTGCCAGCCAATGCGGTTGGAATTGCCAAAAGCCGCGCGCGGACATTAGCGAAAATGTTTTGCCACGCTTCAAGCACGACACCTGCCGGTATTAACTCGCCGGCCTTTACCTTTTCGTCCAAAGCTGCAATGTTTGCCTGATGGTGGGCAAGCCGAGCACGTTCTTCAACCAAATCATATTCCGCGTTTGGTGTTGAGCGGCCGGCAGCGATCTCGCGAATATGTGCGCAATATTGCAATCTCGCCTTGTTTATATCTCCGTGCTTCAGGTCGATTGCGCCCTCTTTGACTAGCGCGCCAATTGCCTGCTGCGATAGTCCGACATGCTCAGCAAATTGTTTTTGTGTAAGCCTCATACAATCCCCTTATGGGCATCATAAACTAGACGAATTCTGCGGCGATGACACCCGTATTTTGCAAAGTCTAGGGAGTACCTTATGCGCTGCCATATCTCGCTTTGCGCGGCATAAAAAAAGCCCTGCCTAAGCAGGGCAAACAGCCTTCTTCAGGGAGGAAATACTTTGCATACCATAAACCAAATTTATTGCCTCTTCTACACTTCGCACAATTGCCTTTTGCCCAACCCATTCCGCGTGCCAAGCTTCTTGTGTTTTCGTTAGCTTCTGCTCAGAAGGCGTTTTGTTGCCGTCTTTCACTTCCAGCAGAAGGTTGACGCCAGCAACACCAACTAGCAAGTCTGGAACTCCACGGCCGACCGCATGCAACGGTTGCACACTGCAGCCTATTTGACGCAATGCCTTTACTATTTCCGGCTGGTTATCGTCTATGCGTGCGGCGCGTTTCATATCAACCCAACGGTCCATTCGGCAACTTTGCGCTCTATGCCTGCTTCATATTCCATTATTGCCGCCCGTTCTTCCAAGCGTTCCGCGCATCCTTCGCAAAAGTTGGGCCATATTTTCGAGTTAGCGATTGCAACGCACGTGCGACATTGCCGTGGCTGTTGAGCCATTGAACCGCTGCGATTAGCTTTTTTTCGCGCCATTGTTGATATAAATCCTGTTTATGTTGCTCGATCTTCTGTTGTTCCGGTTTCGTCAGTCGGCACAGGTTGTGCATGCTCTTTTTCCAACTTTTGCCCACAACGGAAGCAAGTTACCCAAGTATTCAAATTTGGCGCATTGCAACTGCATTTGATCGCTTTTGCGTCTTGTTTGTGTCCGTGAATGACCTGGCTTGTTGCCGGAGGTTTTTTCCGTGTCGGTTTGGTCTTTTCCAGCGCTTCACGCATTTCCTGCAGGTTGGCTTGCACAACTTTCTTTTTTGCGCGCGGTTTCGGCAATTGCCTCTGAAACGGCTTGTAAGCCTCTGTGCGCTGCTCCCATCCTTGGCGGCATGATTCTATAAACTTTGGCAAAGACGGCGGGAAATCGCCGCTCAGAGCGTCTAAGCCCCGTTTAATCTCGTTGTCAGTGAGTGCGTTTGTTTTGTCGGCCCATTCTGCCGCTATCAGCTTCGCATTCCGTGAATCCTGCAGCCTGGATTGCCAGGCCGGTCCGTAGTTCGCGCTGAGTTTGGCAAAAATCCATTGCACCCGTTCCATGTTCGGCACCGGCTTTCCAGAAGTCGGGGTTTGTGAGGTTTGCGATATTGTCGTTTGCAGCGTTGCTTGCGGGTTGATTCTTTCCATTCGTGTTCCCTTTAAGACGGTTTTGCAGCCAGTCGGCCTTTATGCCTTGCCAACCGGCGTCAATGGTTTCTTGAATTGCACGATCTGGCGAAATGCCGATCAGGTTGCTTGCCTTGATTGCCTGGCGCATTGCTCGGTCAAAAGCGTTTTGCGTCAGTGGCGCTTTTTTGTTTCGTCTGTGCTGGATGAATTCGCGTGCAGCGTCTTCCGAAATTCCGGCTGGCAGCTCTTTTAGCGAAATCCCGTTTTTTTGTGTTTTGGCACTATTACTGTTTACTGTCTTTTCCCTTTTCTTTTCTTTGCCCAGTACTGTTTCGGTACGGGTTTTAGTTACCGAATCGGTAACGGTTACTGTTTCGGTAACGGTTACTGTTTCAGTACGGGTTTCTGGTGTCGTTATCGTGTAAATCGCTGGCGAATTTCTGCCGCCGTTTCCGCTCTTTTCAAGCCAACCGAAAGAGACGAGCCTCGCCGTGATTGTCGAGATTTTGCACACTGGCAACCCTGTCTGATCGGCCAATGTCTGCCGTTTTGGGTGGCATGTTTTTGCTTTCCCAGCTGCGCAACAAATGGCGATTAATACGCGATAGTCATTTTTGGATAAGCGAGAATCTTTGGCCGCAGCAAGCGGAATCATGGCGAAGCGGTTAGGCATCATGAAACCTCTTTGCCAAATGGCGTAAAATCCACGCGCAAGCATTCGCCAATAGCTGGGAATATTTTAGATACAGGCACGCAACAAGAAAGTGTTGTCCACCTGCGCGCACCTGATATGTTTATTGCCTTCGCGATAAAATGCTGCGCCTTCCATTCTTCGCCATAGCGCCGCCATGCTTCCTGTAATTGTGGGACCGGCAATAAATAGCATTTACCAATGGGCGCAACTGCATAAGCAATATAATCAGCAAGTAACGGCTTACAAACCCAACCTGGCGTGCTTGTTTCTTTTGCCGAGAGAAACTCAAGCGCAATATCCGGGTAAGACTTAAACCGCACCTTTTCATCAATCAACAGTTGTTTGCTGTTTTCTAAGATTATGCTGCGGTCTATGCCGTTGCGTTGGTGGTCGCCATCTTCCCTGTGATTAATCATTGCCCGCATTGTAGGAAATGCTTTCCGGTAAACGTCTAGCCAAATTGGCAAATCTTCCGCGCGGTGTGATGCCGCAAGTGATTCTTTGAAATTATGCAGCACTTTGATTCCCCCATACATCCCACCCTTCGCGCGGCGTTCGGCAGAACATTTCCAGCTTTGGCAGCTCTGGATACATGCGCTCTATCATTTCAGC